TTAATTACCGTTCTCAAATTCTGATGAGTTTGCATCAATCGCTGATTCTTTTGAAAGATCTATTCTTTCACCTGACATAATTTCAAATGCAATTTCTAATTCTTTTCTTACCTCTTCTGCAATTGCTGGATGTTTTGCAATAACATCTCTTAATATTTTAGAAAGAATTTGATTAACATTTTCCGCTTTCTGCATTCTTGCAATGTACTCACCATCAGCCTGATTGCCACCCATAAGTTTATGTAATTGAGCTTTTTTAGATGCAATCTCTCCGGCAAGCTTGATTGCCTGAATTCTGGCGGCAACCATTCCATTGTCTGTTGCAATCGTAATTGTCTCCCAAGCCTCTTTGCTTAGCTGATCAAACTCTTGGAGTGCTTTAATTGTATTAAACTGAACCCTCTCAAGAAAATAAGGATCTTCATCAACAGTTTTATTTAAAATAATTTTATATTCTTCTACATATTCTTTTACTTCATTTGGTTTTAGAGACATCAATGCGCCAATCTCTCTATTACTATAGCCTTTTACATGAAGTAAACCAACTTGTTCTACATCTTTAATTTTATCAATTAAAGATTTACTTTTAACTGGTTCGATATCTGACATAATCTCTCTTTATACTTTTGGCTTACCCTCTCCCAGGTAAGATTGCTATGGACCCATTTTGCGCCATGAAAAGTCTTATCTGCTACTTCATCGTAGTTATTTACAACATATAACATTTTATCACATAAATCATCGAAATCCGGCTCTGCCCAGTCACCGCACCCTTCGTATATTCCAAACATATTCATAGTTCCCCACTTATAATTAAGCGGCACAGACAGATGTGCAAACTCAGTACAAGCAGTAGCATTAGTGCAAATAGTTGGAATACCTTTTGCTATACCTTGCAATGGAAGCAAGCCCCACCCTTCACCGCTTGTGGGATATAAAACGCAGTCCACTTCATCATAAATCTTTGCAAGATCTGAATCAGTGGTTTGCCAATCAATTACTTTAATTCTATCGTGGTCTTTCAAATACATTCTAGAGCCATCATTAAGGTAAATTCTTGCATCTACATGCCCATTTGATTTATAAATGAGACTAAACCGGTCATCTTTGCCAAACAGCTTTAGAAAAGCGTCTACAGACATCTGGGAGTTCTTTCTGGTCGACGGAGAACCTATGCTTAAAAAAGTAAATTGCCCCGGTTTCCTCAATATTCTTGGCTCAGAGGGCATTGAGTAGATTACATCATTAATACCAAGTTTAAAATCATAAACAGGTATCTTAACTCCAGAGTTGATAAAAACATCTTTAGCCCATTCAGATGTTGTCCATAACTCATCAGCAGTATTAATTACATCAATCCATTTAAATGGTATTTTATTTGTTTCCCAATATGTAAAACAAACATTGTAGCCAGATTTTTTATTAAAAATTATTGGCAAAGCATTATGAATATATACATCAGCAAGCTTTGTAGATTTTTCGTACAAAAAACCTATGCCGGCATTATGTAATTTGCTAATTTCTTCTATTTTTTCCCTGCTTGGATCGCCAATATTTTCTTCTATCAAGTCAAAATCATTTTTCAAATATGATTTTAGATATGAAGCAGAATCACTGTACCCTTCAGACTTGTTCAATACTACTGCTGTAGTCCATTGCACTTTCATCTATTTTAAACCCAATCTCTCCGCCTGCCGCAGCCGCTTCTTCTTTCAATCTTGGCAAAGGTAAGCCGTGAATTTTTGTATATTCAACTCTATAATTATACCATCCTTGAACAGCTCGCCACATTCTGTCATCAGTAGTTCGTGCAAGCTCTTCAAGCTCTTCAGTTGATATTAAAAAACTAAGAACGCCCAATGGCATATATACAACCACGTCATAGTTTGAATTTTTTCCCTCTGCATATTTTTTTAAAAGCAATTGAAATTGTCTAATTGTATTCTCTACAGGCTCGCCGGCAAAAAAATCAATATTACCATATGCATTTCTAATCCGAGGGCAGTAATCATCAACTCCTACAATCGTACCAAAACTTCTACAAACCATCGGGCGATGATCATAAATTGTGCACCCATTTTTATAGAATGCGCACCACTTTTCAGTTTCACCGCCAAATTCCCAACTAGTGTCATTCATTGCTTCTTTTAACTTTGATATAACTTCATTAAAAGATTGTTTGGCAAATTCTTCACCTTTATTTTCTAGATCTAAATAATATTTTCTATTTATATTATATGCAATATTTGCACATTCAGCCATATGAATAGTAATACCAATCTTACAACATTTACCTGTGCCGAGGCACTTAAACTTACTAGTATTTTGACGAGCCTCAAGCACCCGAACATGATTATAAAGCATATCGATTTCGCCAAAAATTGCAATATCACTAAGTGCTACTTTTCTTTGCATTATCTACCGTAACCTTTCTTTCTCATTTGTATTTCTTTTCTTTTTTGTCGCTTTCGTTTTTCAACTTCTTTTTGCATTGGCGATTGCGGTCTTCGCTTTACTGTTGAAGCAAGATTTCTGCCTTTTCCTCTAAATCTTAACAATTGATATTTTTCACACCAGTTATACAAACCTTGTGGGGTGATTTCTATATTATAAGTTTGTTTTAATAGTTTAACTATGTCTGTAAGGTTCATCCTCTTGCGAACATAATGTTCGTAAAGCCAGCTTTTATCTTTGTACGGTTCTAGTGCCATTTGCGCTCAACATTAAATAATACCACAAACCAATACCGACTGCATCAATGATGTCATCGTCATCAAGATCTTCTTCGGTCATTTCAAAATGCCCGGTAATAATATCACGCACACGGTCTTTTCTTTCTTTCTTCTTGCTAGCCTCTGTAAGTAGATATTCTTTATCTTGTTTAGAAAGATTTTTATACCCTATTCCACGCTTCCATATCATCGGATTTATATCAATAACTTTAGAACAATAGTTCTGTGCAATACCCCACGAATAGCCAATGATGTAAGAAATGATTCTACTTGTTTGAAAATTTTGAATATATACAGATTGCTCTATAACACATTCATTTGGTTTATACTCATTGCATATCTCAGCCAATCCATCATTTATTGCCTGAAATTTAATATGCATTTCTGAGGACTTGGGGAATTTAATCTTTCCACACTTTATCAAACGAGGTTGCTTAACCCCCATCTCAATTACAGCCCAACCTAAAGAATGTGATGATGGATCTATAGATAAAACTTTAGTAAAATTATTTTTAGCAATAGACTTTATACTCACATTTTTTCTTTTCGAAGCTTTTCTTCGTCCCATCCCCAGCTTACGAGTCTTTGAATGAATCTTTCGTCTTTGCATCTTTCGCATATGTTTTCCTTATTGTAACGAGATAAAATTGTATTACACTCCGGTGTTTCACAGACTCTTTTTTTACCTTTGTTACGTTTTTTTTCGTAATAATTTTCTAATAATTTTTTGTTAGTAACTATCCTTCTGCATTCTGCAGAACAATATATACTGTTGTAAACTTTTGCTTCAAACTTCTTTTTGCATTTTTCGTTTTTGCAAATTCTAAAAACACCACTACCCACTGTCTCCCCAGCATAAAGCAGCCAAATCACAAGAAGAACAATTTTTTGATGTTCGCTTGTATGGTCTGTCAGGAATACTTTGTGTTACAAAGTTTCCATAATATTCTCTGTACTTTTTGAATAATTTATTTATAAAGTCTTGATCTTTTTGAATATATATTGGTAATATCTCTTGATTATTTTTGTTTTCATAAATCACGAAACCAGAATCAAGATTTAAACATTGCATGTATATTTGAGCTTGACGATAGTGTTCATCTTTTGGTTTTTTATAAATCTGTCTATAATGGAAACCCTCAGAGCTAATTGATTTTAACTCTATCAGCTTATCTCCATACCAATTAATAATACCATCTGCCGTGCCCTCAATTGGCGGATCAGAATAAGTAACTGGTATTTCTTCATCTACAAGAATACCCATATCTCTAAAATATCCGTATAATCTGTCATGTACAGCATGACCATTATCAAATATTCTATGCGTTTGTGGACTAAAATCTGAAGTTACATCTACACCATCAAATAAATAATACCAATATCTAGAGCATTGATTGGTATAGCTTGGATGAAACCCACTAACTTTTTTAAATATTGTCTCGTTTTTCTTTAAAAGCTGGTCATCTATTGCTTTACACAAAGTGTTTTCTAAATCCGTTGGAGATTTAGATTCAACAACAACCACATCCTTTGGCTTTCTTAACTGTTTTAATGATTTCATTGGTTATAACCGCCCTTTCCGGCAATTTTTAATGCATTTATATTTTCTGTTAGAGCTTCGTACATAGTTTTCCAAATATCATTTACAAACTTATCTTGGTCTGTCATAACCGCAGACTTTCTTTTGAATGCCTGTGATTTTACAATCATTAGTGTTCTATACGCAGCAAGTATATTAGCATACTTAATCGCTTGAGTTCCTAAATAGTGATCTGGATTGTCAATAATGTCTTGGACAACCCTGATGCATTCAATAAATTCATCAGCTTTATCACCCATTTGCTCAGCAATAATTTCTTTATTAATAATAATGTCTGGCATTATTCGTACTCGCTTCCTTTAACTAATTCTTTAAAAACTTCCCAATCAATTATTGCAACTTTTGTTTCAGAATCTTTGCCCATTACTACAGATACGCACGGATATCTATAATTGCTATTCCAAGCATCTTTTGTAATCTTTTTCCAAAATTTATGTGTAAGGGTAAATGTTTTTTCATTATGCTTATAGTCAACCACAAATTTATTCATAACAGCATCGCCCTTCTTAATTCCCCTACCGGAATTTTTAACAGCCTTTGCCTTGTCTTTTTTTATTTCTTCTTTCTCAGTTCTTTTCATCCTAGAATCGCTTTACCAATTTCCGCACGCTGCTTGTCTGTGAATTCAATGGCGGTAAGACCGTTCCACTTCTGATCTTCATAAGAATACCACGCGCCTTTGCGCTGAATGATTTCCATTGCAACAGCGATATCGATTAGTTCTCTATCAACATCTATCTTACCTTCTTGTGGAAGAACATAATAATAACCCGTAGTGCCGATGCTTGGTAACTGCTTTGTCTTTTCAATTGTCCATGTAGCACGTTGACTAGTAATAAGGTTTGTGTCATCTCTTTCCATTTCACTCTTTGACATTGACAGAAACAGTTTAACAATATTATGCATATTGTGATGCACTGTATTACCCATCTTTGCTTTTGTTACAGCAAACATACCGCTAAGATCGACTGTCTGGTGAGCAACAAAGAGCATAACATTTCTTTCTTTATGCAAATAGTTTACTAACTTCTGTAAGAGGAATCCTTGCGATCTTGATTGCAAGCCCATTGCCTTGCCGCCCTCCGGCTTATCATAGAACTCTTCTTTAATAATGTTAGAAAGACTGTCAAATAAAAAGATGTGCTTTTCGTTTGGATGTGTCAGATATTCATAAATATTTTTTAATATCTCTTCTACAATTGTTGACTGCACTACCACAATATCTTTAATATCGATACCGCACTTAGCTGCATATTCATCATTATAAGACGATTCTGAATCAATAATTATTGGTCGATATCCAAGTTTCTGTGCTTCAGCAAGAATTCTAAAGCACATTGTTGTTTTACCAACAGAAGGTGTACCCCAGAATAAATGCGTTGCACCAGTATTCAAC